AATTTTTGTTGTATTTCATTAACGTCTCTACCTGGTAGTAATGGTAGTCCGTGCTTTGTTGATGATGCAGCTGGAGCATTTCTATTTATTACAGATTTTGCAAGTTCTCCGAGAGCTACTGGAGTAATCCCATATTCACCACCTCTTCCAACCATATACTTCTGAGTTCTCGCTTGCTCGTTTCCGTTTACCGCTGGGATTGTATATTGTCTTTGAATGTTTGGAGGAGTGTTTGGACTTGTTCCACCACTTGATTCGAGCTCTCTCAAATACGAAGCTATACCAGCTTGTGGTACCATTCCTTTTTGTGTAACCGGAGCTTCTTCTCTCGTGTAGACTTCTGGTTTAGATGTGAATAGCCTACTTAGAAAATTTTTCTTAGGTGTCTTGGTAGAGCCCTCTTCCGTGTACTGTCCTGGGTTGTATAGGTCAGATAACGGCATATTATTGTCCAGGGAAGAAAGGTAAATTAGCAGCCCTACCAACAGAAGCATCAATTGCTGAGCCCATTGGTGATTGAGGTCGAGGAACTTCGTTAGGATTTTGTGGTTGCATTGGGTCTGTTCCATCTTGAGTCATTGTAGAACCTTTGCCGAGAGCCATAGGTCCAGCTGATTCTCCTCCTGCCATTGTCTGCATAGCTGTAGCTTGAGCATCGCGTTGCATTTGTTCCTGTTGCATTTGTAGCTGTAGCTGTGAAGGCGCTTTATTCAAAATAGCATCGTACTCAGCTTTGCCGATATAGTCATAAATATCCTGACCTTGAATATCGAGAAGCTTCTCGAGAGCCATAAGCTGTGATGCTGCAGCTTCCGGGTCCTGATTTCTCATAGAGTAGATAAGAGTAATCTGGTTTGTGATAACAGGGAAGAGAGCCATAAAGGTCTGCTTCTGGATTTCAATTGAAGGTAGTAGCATTGAATCCGGGTCGATAATGAACTCAACATAATCACTCTTGTGACCATGCGCTTTCATTTCATCAAAGAGCTTCTTTGAAGATATTGTTCTTGTTGGAACGTTCTCGAGCATCTCTCCTTCTGGAGTAAAGTCAAAATTAAGACGAAGGTTCTTTGAAGCTGCAACTGCGTGCTTTCCTGTAGGTCTACCTTCATCGTCAACAACTTCCTCTGACTCCATAAAGTAGTCCGGGTTCTGCTTTGCGAACTCCGCGAGTTGGTCCTGTGAATCAATCATAAAGATTTTATCAACAGAGTATGTCTGCATAATCCAAGTATTAGCAATATGCGCATCTTTCTGAAGTCCTGTAACAACTGAGTTCTTTGGAGGAGTAAGACGATTGTACGCAGCTTCCTTGAGAATGACTGTAGAACCGAGAGTTGTCTCAGACTGAGCTCCGGCCACGATGTTGTTCACGCCAGTGTTCTCCTCGATGTTCTGCTTCTGCTTATCTCCAAATAGCATACCTTGCTGTACGTTTCCTGAAGTCTTCACAACATCAATATCAGTTCCCGGATGCTTTGGGTTCACGATGTTCGGACCTCTCTTGTATGTAGCTGTACCGTTCTGAACCTGTGCACCGAAAAGAAGTGGGAAGATTTCAGCTTCCACTTGCTGAGCGTTGAGTGAGTTGATGTATGTATATATAGCTGTATTACCTCGCATCATTTCATAGAGTCCAACTCCGTACGGGTCATTCGGATTCTTTACGAAACAACGAGCTGTGACAATAGAACCATGACTTCCGTCGTTTGGAAGTTCACCGTCGTAAATAACCACCTTTCCACAGACAATAACGTAACGGTTTAGAAGTTCGTTTTCATAGTATCCAATAGTAACTGATGTATGGAGCTTCTCACGGTTCTCGTCTTTAGCTTCTTCCGACACAGAACAGTATTCGAGCTTTGCTTTATTCTTTTCAGCATCCGGATACATCTTGTAGAACTCATCCTTGAGCATATCTTTCTCATAATATGCTTCTCCCCAGGACCAGTAATCTCCGTGATTAAAACCAACACCGAGCCAAGTTCTTTTCACATCCATTGGTTCACGGTAAATATCATCAAAGAGTATTTTATCAATTCCTTTTCTTTTTACCTGTACACGACGAGGATAGACACGCCAAGCAGCCCATCCGTATGTGAATAGGTTCTGATAAGTGAGCATAAGAGTATTCTCACCATTTGCTCCGGTCAAACTCCAACTTCTCTTCCATAGTTCGTAACACGCTTTCGCGTATATCTTATCGTCTGCAATAACTGTAGCATCTGGGAGCTTTCCAGCGAGAACGCTCGTCGCAATCATAATCTTTGAGAAAGCAATCGGCTCCTGAGACACTGGAACACCTGAGCGGTTCTGGTCACGGTCAGTTAATTTCTGAGGATATACGTTAATATCGTATGCACCGTTGGCCATTTTGTTATAGAATACCATTGAGCCCCATCCAGACTTCTCGTAGAGCTTCTGTCCGTAGGTCACATTCGTATTTACGAGATTTATTTCAATTTCAGCAGCGAGAGCATCAAATTTCTCGCGATACTGCGACTTTTTCATCTCTTTTTTCTTATTTTCGATAAATTCTATCGTTTTTTTGTCGTCTTTGACAGCTGATTTAGCTTTTTTTGGAACTTTCTCAGTGGAAGTTGGATTCATACTATAATAATACTGTTTATTTTAATAAAGTGCAATCATTTATCGTTCCACATAGCATTAAAATGTGAAAGTGAATCTTGTTGTTGTGTTTCCTCGATGTATTTCCCTTGTTCTTGAAGCACGGAGTACCCAATTGAAGCCGCCATTACTATGTCGTCGTGCTTCCCCTGCATCGCTTCCGCCTTTCCTTTCGCATTTCTCACGAACGTGAACATTTCACCTAAAAGTGGAGCGGGGAATCCGCGGTCCTTTCTCAAAAATACCGCCTTTAGCGAAGCCAGCGCAAATGGACGAGTGGCACTTGTAGTCTTCCACCCGAAGTATTTCGTAATCTTCTGAGTAATATCGTCAAAAGCCTTTCGATAGTACAGGTTGAGGTACCCCATCTTCTCGAGCGCATCGTTTACCCAGAGTCCATCCTTGTTTACTTCAATCCCCAAGAGTGCCCAGTTGTAGAACTTCCCGAGTTTATACGCATCCGTTGCGAGTTCATCCGGTGGTACCTGGGACCGATACAACCCCACGCACTCTTCCGTCTTGTGGTTAATCACATAGAGCACTTGCGCATCTCCATGCGCGAGACCTTCCGCCGTATCTCCTCCGATAACGTATTTTGTATTTGGTTCCGGCGCTTCGAACATTTCGAAGTTCCCCGAAGTTACCGGGTGGAATTTAACTTTCCCGTCTCCTTCATCAACAAGCTCACCTTTCACTCCTGGTTTTACCTGTGAAAGAAGTGACGACACTTTCGCAATCGGGAAATAGGACTGCCCTGTTGAAAGAAACGCCTCCTCCGCAGTTGTCGGATATTCCTGCTTGAGTTTCTTTATCGCATCCGTCCCGGACTTCCCTCCGAGCTGCAACCATTTCATATAATAGTAAGTGATTTCAATATCCGAGAGATTGTGCTCCCGTTGATACTCCTCCCACGGAATCTCGCACTCCTCCATCTGTGACGTAGGAACCGGAGCCGTAATCTTCTTCATTTCCATATCGTCGTACTGCCAGTTATAAAAGTGCGGCATGAATTGCACCCGCGATAGCGTATGGTTTATTTTATCCCTCGATAGCCAATTCTCATTGAACATCTCATAAAAATATCCGGCCATACCTTCCGCTGTGGACTCAATAAAAACGTACCCGTCAAATGGTACCGCTGGGAATGTTCCAGTAATAACTTCTTCCGCTCGCTTCGGTACAGTCGCGCATAGTTTAGCGAACTCCGAGATGTGCACGAGGTGATATGTTCCAGAACGCCCAGAAGTCGACACGAGAATCGAAGAGGTAGACCCCACATCCTTTCCATAATCAATAGTCACCTGAATCTTTCTGGAGGAGTTACGGTTGAGACGAAAGAACGCACCTTTCACATCTTCGGCCATGTTACGGAGTGCAAAATCAATCTTCTTGTCAAAAATAGTCACTGCATCCTCGAGCTTGTGCGCAATAATAATCCCTTCCTTGTTGGTAGTAAAAAGTATCTCGTCCAGGATATACAAGTCAATAAAAGTAGTGAACCCGAGCTGTCTGGATTTAAGAATAATGTGACGATGATACGGGTCCGGAACATTCAAGTAAGTATCATAGAAATGCTGCTGTGCTCTGTTCATAGTGAACACACTCTTCTTCCCGTCCTTATCAATTATCCAATACAAGTTCTTGAGTCTCCACTCCTTACTCTTTATGAGACTCGGATTCTCCGTGAGAATTTGAACAATCTTCTCATTGTGTTCGTTTACAGGGTTGGCCATATGTTATTAAATGACTTCTATACTAGAAATCCGTGTCTATTCCATTAAGTGGGTTATCTTCCGGGTCCTGATACTGTACATTTTTGTATTTTTTCGGGACCATTTCCGCAACGTTTTCAAATACTCGAGGTTGTGGCGCGGTGTTAATCGTCTGGTTCTCCACCTGCTGGAGTATCACCGACCGGAGCCGATTATTGTCCTTACTCTTTTTCGATTCGTACTCCTCTTTCGGATTAAATTTCGCCCACGCTCCCCCTATCGCATTGAGTGCTCCAATTAAGTCCTTATTTGAGAAGTCTTTCACCCCTCGCGATTTGAACTCGTGCATTATAGACAACGCCAGGGAATTGGACTCCTGCGCGAGCATATTCATCGCATTATTGAATCCTTTCGTTTTCTCAATCTTATCTCTAGGTGAAGCCGCTACTGTAGCCGAGTATCCGAGGTCACGAGCAATCCCGGACCTGTTCTCACCTTTAGCGCCCCACACTCTTCTGGCATACGCCATTTGACGAAGTGTAGAACCGTTTTTAGAAATCTTTGGCATAGATATATTATATCACTAGAAAGTTTTTAATACACCGTCTATCATAATCCTTTGCTGGTACACCTTTGGTAAACTTTTACCCTCATTTTCTAAAGTCTTCCATGTTGTTGGGTTGTAAGGGTCTCTTACCATTTTATGATAATGGTAATAATGCTTCTTACATAATCCTCGAGCTTCGTCGTCTCTCCTTTTGCAACCAGGAAATATACAGTTAATCATATTAGAACTCTTCAAATGAACCAGCTTTACCTCCAAAGAAACTAGGAGGTACTTCACCTGGGTTTAATATCTTGCCGTCATTATCAACATATATCAGCTTCTGTGTAGCTAGATTTTGCTTTGCCTGTTCTTTAGCTGCAATCTCTTTTTTCTTTAGGTCAACGTGTTGTTCAATAAGCTGACTCATAAGCGTATTCATACTCTTCCCCTCGTAGCTTGCAATCATCTTAAATTCGTTTTTAAGTCCCTCTTCTATCTTCAAAATCAATTGTTTGTTGTTCATATACTTTATATCATAGCATATTTGTATATTAAATGCAACCAACACAACGCGATTTCTTATGTTGGTCGATAAAGTTATTATTTAACAATACTTAAATGTGTTTTTTTTGTCAAAACCAACACAACGCGACGAGTTTACCAGCTCAGTTATATATTCAAAAACTATATCATACCATACCTTATTTATTTACTTATGTGATTCATAGAAAAAAATAGAATCTTATGTTGGTATTACCAGAAAACCCTTGATATATAAGCACTTATTGACCAACATAAGAAATTGAGTCAGGTTGGTATATGTTGGTCGTGCCAAATAACCCTTGTAAACTAATGAGATTTGCACCAACATAAAAAAATCGCTTATGTTGGTTTTGGTCATTTTTACTTTGTAAAAATTTTTTGGGAATTTTTTTAGATAAAAAGGTCGAGGCGGACGACACCACTACAGGCGCACCGGGGGAGAAGGTCTTCTGCTTCGCGGAGGGTACAGGATTCTTTTTTTTAAAATATATACCCCCA